TGGGTACTAAAGGCTACAGATAGATGCGATTCTTGCGGGGCTGAAGCATTGGTTCAGGTTACTGGACTTAATGGCGACCTTCTTTTCTGTGGTCACCACTATAACAAGATTATGAACAACCCAGAAGGATATAAGAAGATGATGTCGTTTACGATTACTCTAATTGATGAACGAGACAAGTTAATTGAGAACAAGGCAAAGGAAGCGCCACACGCATGATTATTCAGATTATCGGACTACCTGGTTCTGGAAAGACAGAACTAGCAAAGGCTTTAAAAGAACGTATTAATGCTATTCACCTCAATGCAGATGAGGTTCGTGCAACAGTCAATTCTGACCTGGGGTTTACACCAGAAGATAGACTTGAGCAATCTCGTCGCATGGGAGAGATGGCAAGACTAATTGCAAAGCAAGGTGTTGCTCCAGTAATCGTTGACTTTGTGTGTCCAACAGAACTAACTCGTGCAGCATTTGGTAAGCCAGACATCCTGGTATTCATGGACACTATTGCAGAAGGTCGATTCGAAGATACAAATAAAATGTTTGAGCGACCAACAGACTTTGATGTATCTTTCATTAGCCACAACTTGGATGCAGAAGCAAAGTCATCTCACATAATTGAAAAGTTTGGATTGCACGATTGGTCTGCACCTACAACCCTGATGCTTGGTCGTTATCAGCCATGGCACGAAGGTCACCATGCCCTTTATAAGGAGGCTGGAAAGAGAACTGACCAGGTACTACTTGGTGTACGCAACACATACAACACAAGCGAAAAGGATCCACTTAAGTTTGATCAGGTAAAAGAATATATTGCCAAGGATGAATTTATGGATGGGGCATTAGTTTTAAGACTGCCAAACATTACAAACATTGTCTATGGTCGAGATGTTGGATACAAGATTGAGCAGGTAGACTTAGGAGCAGAGATTCATGCTATTTCTGCTACACAAAAGCGCAAGGAGATGGGCATATGAGCCACTTAAAAGATATGAAAGAGAACTACTTTACACACCTATTTGAGGCATTACTTATAGTGTTTTCTTTGCTGAAAGCATCATTGGCATGCCTTATTCACGCATTCCTTCCATTTGTTTTTAAGTCAACAGCATCATCTATTATTAGAAAAATACTACAGAGAACTGATGACAGATATGCTGGATAAATTTAAGAAGTGGTTCTTTAAACCAAACCATCACATTCAGATTAGATACAACACTAAGGTAGGAAGTGGAGATCTGCATTGGCGTGTAATTGTTGACGGGCAAGAAACCTTAGCAAGTCACATTGAGATTCAAGGATATATGTATGGTGAGTCAAGTGTTGTAGATGGAGATCAAAAGATGAATATCGCATGTGATGGAAAGATTTACTGGAATGGAACTCGTGCCAAGATTGAAACAGGACCAGGACCAGAACTTCTGCCATGATAGTTTCTAAATCAAGATCACTAATTAAGTCTTTAACATGGAGAGTGGTTGCACTAATTACAACATTTGTGTCTACTTTGTGGATCACTGGCGAAGAGATTGCTGCGCTAAAAGTCACGGTATTGACAAATACTATTAACTTTATTCTATACTACGCACATGAGCGTGGATGGAACTATATACAATGGGGGAGAAAGTAATGTATACATACTATGTACGTAAGGTAGAGAATGTAGTAGATGGAGATACCATCGATGTTCTTATTGATTTAGGGTTTGATATCCTGTTTTCATCTCGTGTGAGACTGGCTGGTATTGATACTCCTGAGTCTCGCACAAAAGATCTTAAAGAGAAGGCTCTTGGTCTTGAGTCTAAAGAGTACCTAAAGAAGGCTCTAAAGGATGCTAAGTCTGTTGTAATTAAGACTGAAAAGATGGACTCATCTGAGAAGTATGGTCGAATTTTGGGTTGGATATATGTAAATGATGACACAGTATCTTTAAATGACATGATGATTAATGACGGATACGCATGGGGATATCTTGGCGACACAAAGGTTAAAGACTTTGATGCACTTGCAAAGGCTAGAAAGAAGTCTGGAAAGTGAGCGATGTACTCTACTTTACTGCTGAGTGGTGCAATCCATGTCAGAGAACTAAGCCTATTGCTGAAGAACTTCATAGTGAAGGCATTATAAACTTTGAATTTGTAGACGCTGACTCTAATATTGACATGATCAAAAAGTTTGAGATTAAGGCTGTGCCAACATATATTTTGATTGAAAATGGTCAAGAAGTTAAGCGCATGAACGGTGCAAAAACTCGTCAAGACTTTTTAGAGTTCGTGTCTAAGGAAGAAATTTAGAATGGACGAGTTTGATATTGTTGACAAACTAATCCTAAATGGAGGTTTAGAGTTTGCAGGAAAAGATTCTGAGACTGGAGAACCTTTGTATAGGCCAACCGAAAGGCTTAAGGAAATTGACTCTAGACTTAGCGACGAGATATCTATATATTTTTCAGAGGTAACTTTAAAACTTTGGGAAAAAGGATTTCTAGATATGGATGTAACACAAGAAGATCCAGTTGTTAAACTGGGCCCAAAGTCTTTTGAGATTGATTCTATAAAGTCTTTACCAAAGGATGAGAGAGTGGTTGTTGAAGAAATAATCAAGGCTCTTTTTAACAAAAACTGATATACTGGATATCTAGGGGTATTTATGAATAACATTTATGGTGCTATTGGAACAACAGTCACTATACTTCTGCTTGTTTATATATACATGCTAAGAAATAGTATAAAGAATAATAGGCCACCTATTATTAGTCAGTCTATGCTACAGCATAGGTATAGCAAAAGAAAAAACAATTCAAGAAAAATAAAAGTAAGAAGCCAGTCAAAGGCCCATTACGATAAGACAAACATAAAAGTTATTATTTTTGATAATGATGCTTATTGGATCAAAGATAATATTTTTTATAAAGCACCGTTAGTGAACGAACTTATTGATAAAGAGGCAGCAGAACAAGTTGACACAATCAATATGGATAAGGTACAATTAGATAAGATGCTTTTTATAATGGACAAACTAAGAGAAGGGATTAACGATGATAGTAGGGGTTCAGGGAACGAGTAGTTTCGATAACTACCAGGTTTTCCTTAGATCTATGGCTGTTGCCCTATCTGAGTTGCCAGAAAGCGATAAGGATTTTCACATATACTCTGCAGGTCCCAACAACATAAACATGATGGCTATGGAGTTCTCAAACCTTTCAGAAAAAGGCATGAAGTCAAGAGGAAAGACTATTAAATTCTTTAAGGTTGCTCCTAGTTGGCTAGAAGAGAACATATCTGAAATAGATCATTTTGCTTTTTTGTCTAATCCAAAAGAGCCAGTGTCTAAGATTGTCCACATGTCAAAACTAAATAATATAAACACTAATGTTTATAATTTTTAACTAAGTTATACAAACAATCCTGTGCTTTTGCACATCAACAGAACGGAAAAGTCATGAAGTTAATTAATTCTTTAGAAACTATGGAATCAATAGTAAATAAGAATAGACAACTATCTTGGGATGGTTGGACAGTCGTTGAAACATTCCCATCAGAGAAGGCATACTTCTCAAAGTTTGGAATATACAAGAATAATAAATGGCAAATGAAAAAAGAATTTATTCCTTCTAGCCAAGGATGGGAAATACCTGACAAGTATGTGATGTAAATGAATAAATTTAAATGGAAAGATGATGCTACTTGCTTAGACTACGACACCAATCTGTTCTTTGAGAAGTACGAAGATGATGAACTTCTAAGGCCAGCAATCGATGAACTATGTTCTTCTTGCCCAGTAAGAAAAGAATGCTTTTCTGTTGGTATCTCTGGCAAAGAGTGGGGAGTCTGGGGCGGTGTGTACTTAGAAAATGGAGAAGTATCCAAAGAGTTCTCTAGTCATAGAAGCAAGAGTGACTGGGGCAAAACATGGCAGTCCTTAACAATGGAGTAATATGTATACAGATGAAATGAAAAGAGCATTCAGATCTTTAGAGTGCCCAAAAAACTTTTCTTTAGAAATTATAGACAACGATAACTTTATAACAGTTAAGGCAAAAGAAAAAGTCTTTATGTCTTTAGAAACAGTAGAGTTAAAAAGACAGGCCATTGAGTATATGCTTCGTGTTAAAAAAGCATTAGAGGACAATGGAGCAATAGTTCTTTTAGTTAGAGAAGGTGGCAAAGAACTATGATACAGTCAATACTGTTAGTAACACTGTCTATATTATCAACAACATTTGCTTTTCTTTTTTACATTCAAAAGAAAAAGAATATGGAAATGCTTGCTCAAGTGTTGGAATTTATTCTTTTGCAAGAATCAATGCAAGACCAAGGAAAAACTGAAAAGGATCAATCAAACGAAGACTTTCTAAAATTTATTTCAGACTCTCGTGATTGGGCCTATGCCTATATAGATGAAGTTCAAGAGTCATTAAATAAATTTATTAAAGATCTTGAGCCAGAAATATCATACTTTGATGAATTTGGCATTGTTGGGAGCGCATATCCACACTATTACTCAATGAAAAAAATATCAGAAGCCTACAAGGAATTAAAAAAACTGCTTCCAGAGGACTATGGTAAAATAGATACATGATAATATTCAAGTCATATCAGGATATGGCATACGAGGCTTTCTATTCATGCCATGTTGCTGGTTGTGAACTTGAAGCAGAGAAACTGTATAGTACAGAAACTCAAATCAGAGATGTCTGTATAAGTCATTATGCAGAACTAACAAAGTAATATCCTAGGAGGAATACTATGACACATCACAACGAAACAAACTCACAAATCAAGGCAGCACTTGCATCATACGGACGATCAGTTCTTGGTGCAGCGATTGCTCTTTACGCTGCAGGCGTAACAGATCCACAGACACTTGCTTACTCATTGCTTGGAGCCATCGTGCCCGTTGCATTGAGAGCAGTCAACCCTAACGACAAGGCATTCGGTAAGTTGCCATCAGTTGAAGAGGTAGACGTAGCAGTAAAGACTGCTAAGGTAGTAAAGAAGGCTCCTGCAAAGAAGAAGGCAGCAGCAAAGAAATAACAAAATAGATTAGCAGGCTAGGGTACTTGACTAGCCTGTTTTTCTATGCTATAATATTTATGCCTGCCCAATGGGGGGCAAATTAAATTATTCGCTTGAAAGGGGAATAACATGGTAAAAACAGCACTGGATCTTTTTAATGATCCATTTTTTAGCACCTTCACAAATTTTCAGAGGGTAGCAACAGCAGCAAATTATCCACCGTACAACCAGATCAAACTAAACAATAAAGAATATGTTCTTTCATTTGCTTTGGCTGGTTTTTCTAAGGACGATGTTTCAGTATCGCTAGACAATCGTAAACTTACAGTTAAAGGCGAGAAGAAAGATGCTGAGTTGCCAGAGGGAGCAGAGTATCTATACAAGGGCATTGCAGCCCGTAAGTTCACTGATATCTTTACTCTCCCTGAGTTCTTTGAAGTTGTTGGGGCTGAGTTCAAGGATGGTATGCTAGACATCAAACTTGAAAAGCAGATCCCAGAAGACAAACTACCAAAAACTATCAAAATAAAGTAGTACAATATATAACATTCCGATATAAGACTTTAAAAGGTTTTACAACGGATGCTCCTTCGAGTGGAGAGTTAGCGGGAGTCGAACCTTCGTGGCTAATAGACCTGAGCAGTCGTCTATAAACTGCTCATTTCCTATGCTACAATTATATTGTCCCACACAGGACCTTAGTGATGGATTAGTTACCCATTGGATAGAGACCGTGGCGCAAGTCAGGTGAATTACTTGTGTGGGACCTAATATTTTTGCGGTATACTTAGATCAATGACTGACAAAGAGTTGGACCATTATAATAAGCAGCAGTATAAGAAAATGCTGGCTAAGATAAAAGAGGATTCTGGCTGCGTAGACTGCGGAATCAATAATCATATTATCTTAGATTTTGACCACATAAGAGACAAGAAGTACAATGTATCAAGGATGATCCACGATGGTTTTTCATGGAAGGCTATTAAGAAAGAGATCGAAAAGTGTGAGGTGGTTTGCGCTAACTGTCACAGAATAAGGACACACAATAGGCTAAACGGCATGCTATAATGGTTATATGATAAAAGAAGGCGATTTCGCAATGACAGCCCATGGATCTGATGAAGAAGTCCATATTGGCCAGGTAGTACATGTAATGACAGAAGGAATGTTAGGCGTTCCTGGAGGAGAGTATTCTCTTGAGGCGACTGCAGAGAATCCAGCAGTACTCATTCAACTTTTTGAACAAGAAGAAAATGGATACTGGGAAGCAACTAATTTATATACAGGATGCATGATGTCACTAATGGTTGCGATTGATCCACTTCCACAAGAGCCAGAAGATTCAGAAGTTGCTATGGCAATGTATGATGCATCTATTGGTAAGGCATACGAAGGTTGCGGATGTCCAATGTGCAAAGAATTAAATGTTACATGTGACGAATGTCCACAGTGTCAATCTGGAGATATGAAATCAGATTGTTGCTCTAATGTAAATAAGCAAGCACCGTGCTGGGATGGTTATGTGCAGCGTGGAATGAAGCCAGGAGATAACGGTAAGCCAGTTCCTAACTGTGTTCCAGCAGCAAAAGCAGATGACCTATGGGAAGACGATGATACAGTTGAATACGAAACAGATTCAGTATCAAAGGCTGAAGGATACTCACCACCAGCAGGAGCAAGATCTGCTGCTCGTCGAGCAATTAAGTTTAAAGAAGATGGTAAAGCAACTGGTGCAGGAACTGCAGTTGGTTGGACTCGTGCAGGGCAGTTAGCAAGAGGAGAAACATTATCTCTTAGTACTGTTAAGAGAATGTACTCATACTTCTCACGCCATGAGGTAGATAAGAAGGGTAAGGACTGGGGCAACTCAGCAAACCCATCTAACGGATACATCATGTGGCTTGCATGGGGTGGAGACGCAGGATTCTCTTGGTCAAGAGGAATTGTTAATCGTGAAAAAGATAAGGCATTGTTTGCTGATTTCGGTAAAGATTATACAAGAGTACAAACAGAAAGGCACTCACTATAATGCCAAAGAAAAAGTCACATGCGTTTAACCCTATCCAGATAAAAGATGGATGGATTGTTAGACTATATAAGGATGGTCGAATTAAGTCTAAGATCGCACCATACGAA